CAAGTATGAAGTCGTCAAGGTCGGTAACATCCAGCTCCTGCTCGTAAATCTGCCCCTCGCCATTTTCGATTCCGGCCTCGGCTTTTTCCTGTGTTTCCGCGTCCACAAAGAACGTCTGATACCCTTCCACATGTTTCACGGTCGCAGTGAAAAGAAACCGTTTTGCGCCACCTTCGCGCAGTTGCGCCAGTTGTTCTGCTGTCATGGTCATTTCACACCGCCAGCTGTAATTGAAAGTCGAACCGGTCTCGTTTCTCGCAGTACGCGAGTGAGCCGGGGCTGTTATGGGACTCGATCCGCTCAACCATCAGCGCGGCGCGCGTCTCTTTGCTTGCTGGCGCGTATGCTCCTGACCAGGCCTTGTCGATGCCGATATTCCTGGCAACGTTCGTACTGTCGGCGCTCGCGAGGGGCAGTTTGGTGAAAATTAGCGGGTTAAGCATCCGCAAGCCGTGCAGCTTAGTAATCGGCTGCCCATGGTCGTCAGTGACGTGGCGAATCAGGTCTTTCATCCGCGCCACGGCGAGATTTGGGCGCTTAACGTCGTAGTCACCGCAACTACCGATTGCTACGCGCGGATATTCATTGCATAGCCTGATAAAACGCTCATCGGATTCGTTCATGTGCCAGACCGGAACGCCGAAAAACGCGCCGTGCGGCCACTCATCCAGTAGCGACTCGTTCTCGTCCTCGCCGCCGTCGATGACGTCAGGAATGATCGCAAAATCAAAGCCAGGGTGGTTTTTCCATCTCGCGACGAACTCGTAATAATCACTCCAGTCGATTTTGTTTTTTCCAGCTGCTTTCCATGCTGTGAATGCGCCGTTGTCCAATGCGAATGACTGACAGTATTCAGATGCCAGATTTATCTGGCCGGCATGGGCGAACGAGATGAAAGCATGCCTCGCTCGCCACGCCTTTAGCGCGCAGGTGTCAGGGGTTATTGGCCCGCCGTGGTAATGGATCATACCTGGCCCCCGCGAAGCTGTGCTGCATGGGCGCGGAGCATGCTGATAGCGTGATGCGCCGGCGCAATGCGATCCATCATCGTCAAAATGACATTGATCGCACCATCAACACCCACCGCCCGCTGTTCGTTCACCCATTCGTCCGTTGCTGGCGATTTCTTCATGACGTAGACCGAATCCTCACCGGCTTCATGACCGCAGATATAACCGTGTAATGCTGGCTGGTAAGTTTCACGACCAAACAACCCGAGACGCTCACCAAGCTCCTGAACGTCCGCTCCATCCAGAGAGCAACCTTCAGCAGCGGCCTGGAAGCAGGTTTTGATGAATTCCTGCTTAACTGCACTCTCAGCCGCGATTTCTGTCAGTCGTTTATTCGACTGCTCCATGCCATGCTTGCAACATTCGGCGTCAATCTTGCTTTGCTTCAGTTCAGCCGCCAGCGCCGCGCACTTTTCTTCCAGTTCAGCAACATGACAACGTGCGTCAGCGTCGTTTGCTTCTGACGATTTGAGTGCTTCCGCCAGCGCGTTAATGCGCTCCACCAGGTCAACCGGTGCGACGTCATCAGCATCCTGCCCGAACCCAAGTGCCTGACGCACGGCGCGAGACTCTGCCATGCGTTGGTCTGCCTCACCGGCAGGCATTGAATAGCGAGCCAGTTCAGCCGCCAGCGCATCACTACGCGCCGTCTGCACGTCCAGCGCACTCGCCAGCTCTGTTACCATCTTCGCAATCGTGATGATCGGCGTGTCATCACTCATTGCCGCTGCAAATTCGTGTCCGACACGAACCAGATGTTTAGTCTTGTCACCCATCATTACCCCCGCTTACCCGTTTAACTTGTTGATTTGTTTGATATCAAAAAGGATCGTTATTTGATGCCACTTCCAAATCTCGCTATTAGCAGCGCATCAGCGATCGCCTGCCCTTTGGCTTTTGCGTCAAGAAATCGCAGTTCGGGATAAAGCTGAATTGCCCGGCTGCGTGCCGCATCCTTGTCACTGCCAATCAACCCTGCCGCCTTCTTCCAGGCCTGTGGCGTAACCAGCGTGTAGGGGATGTTCAGCCCCTGTAGTAACCCCTCAGCAACGCCAGCTGCGTGACCAAAGGTGAACATGCTGGCCGTTCCCTGCCCCGGCATGGCGCCGACCTGTTCCAGAAATGCCTCGTTGATTTGGTATTTCCTGAGCCATGCGGCTGCGGCTGCGCCGTTTACC